CTGCGCTCATACATGGACGAGTTGCGGCAGAAGCGGGCCATGACAAACCTCTACTCCACCATGGGATGGAAGGAAAACTTCTCGCAGTTTGTCATCGGCAACACGATTCTGCGCCGCAACGCAGATGGAAGCGTATCGGAGGAGGACATCGCCCTCTCCTCGGGAAGCCAGCGCCTAGGCAACGAGCTGTATGAATGCGCAGGCGACTTAGGTAACTGGGTGAAGTTCACCAGCTTGTTGGAGAAAGCCGATCTCAAGGCCCACATGTTTGCCCTGTGCGTGAGCCTGTCCGCTCCCCTCTACGCATTCACTGGCCTGAAGGGCCTGACCGTATCCCTCTACGGCCCCACCGGGGGTGGCAAAACGCTGGCGCAGTATTGGCAGCAGTCTGTCTGGGGTGTGCCCGAGAAGCTGCACTTCGCAGCCAAGTTTACCCAGAACACCTTGTTCGGGCGCATGGGTTTCTACGCCCACCTGCCCATGACCATCGACGAAGTAACCATGATGGCGGACAAGGAAGTGGGGGACTTCGCCTACTGGGTAAGCCAGGGGCGGGACAAGGCGCGGCTCAACCGCAACGCTGAGGAGCGGGATGCCAAGACCTGGGCTATGCCTGTGACAGTTTCTACCAATCGTTCTCTGTCCTCCAAGCTGATCGCATCAGGGTTGGATACGGATGCGCAGATGGCCCGGATACTTGAGGTCAGTGTGCCGTCGCACCCGCTCTTCACCAAGGACAGCGAGGCCGGGCGGAAGATTTACGATTTCCTCAGTGCGAACCACGGCCACGTTGGGTTGGCATTCCTCAAGAAGTTGATGGAGCTTGGACCGGAGGGCATTCGCGCCGGGATCGCAGAAGCCACGAATACATTCCACCGACGATACAAGGCAAACTTCAGAGGCGAGGAGCGGTACTGGGAGCAGGCCATCATCTTCGCTGACTTCGCCGGGCAGCTTGCCAAGGACTGGGACTTCATTGACTTCGATCACTCCCAGGGCATTGACTGGGTGCTCCATCAGGTTGGCGCCATCCGGCGGACAATCGTCGAGAACAAGGTGGACGCCTTCGACCTGCTGACGGAATACCTCAACGACTCTGCCGACGCAGCAGTCACAATCATGCACACCGGAACCCAGAAGCCCACCCCAGACTACGCCCACATGCCACGAGCAGACATCAGGGTACGCTTCGATCTGTACCGGGGTGACTCGGCTTCGCCCTTTGACCGGGGCACGGTGATGGTAGACCGCACCCACTTCCGCCGCTGGCTCGCTGCCCGAGGGGCAGACTATAAGTCCTTCACGAATGAGCTTGCGGATGAGAACGTGGTGGCGACGCCCAAGTCCCAGAAAGCCTATCTCGGTAAGGACACGCCGGTTAAGCTGGGCCAGAGCTACGTCATTGGGGTGAACCTCAACCACCCCAGACTCCACGGCATCCTAGACGATGCGGACCAAGCCGCAGAGGACTTGGCCCTGGGGCAACTCAAGGGGGTTTAGTAGCCGAGGAGTTCGGCTACCGTTGCCACCTCATCCCGCGCTGCCCTTGGGGTAGTGCGGAGGAACCGCTCACCAGCAGGACGCTGGGCTTCGCGTAGGGCACGGACAGAGTTTTGGCGGAAGTTCCTGATCTCCAGCGCCGTGCCCCGGTTCACCTCATTCCACTGCCGCACCGCGTCTTCGATGGCGCGTTGCTTCTCCCGGTCCCGTTCGATGTTGGCCTTGATCCACGCGGTGCGGAAGCCAGAAGTTACTTCACGTTGGTAGTCCACGATGCGGCGGGAGACCCGGATAACATCGTACTGCTCAGAGGCAGCCGCCGGGTAGAAGCCCAGCACACGCCCCACCATGGTGTACGCGGAGAGGTCAGGGGAAACCACATAGCCCCGCTTGTCCACGATGGCACCCGCTTGGGTGTAGGCGTACATGTCACCAAAGGCCCGGAGCATGGTGATGGGCGACTCACGGAACACATCCACAAAGTCCACCCGCTCAGTTGCCACCGCACGAATAGCTTGCGGGAAGGCGGTCGCCGCACCAGTGAGGAAGGATGCCGCCGGTCCCATGATGTCCGTGAGTTCGCGGCCTACGTCCGCACCGGCTAGGAAGATGCCCGTGCCGGGGATGAAGTTACCCGCACTGATCCGATCCGCCAAGTTGAGGCCGAGGTAGGCGTTGGCGAAGCCACGCATGGCGAAGGGAGACAGGCCCGGTGCCACGGAGTCGATGGCCTTGGCGATCTCAAAGCGAACGCTGGCCGTCCCAAACCCAAGTGCTTGGGCAATGCTGTCGAGCAGGTCTTCGATGTCCTCAGCGAAGGGGAAGGCCGTCATGCCACCGAGGACGAACAGCGACGCCAGCATGTAGATTTGGCCCTGTCGGGGCAGCCGCTTCAGAAGCTGGATCGTGGTGGTCGGGAAGACCTTGTACATGTAGATGAACGACTGGATGCCACTGCGCCAGATCGGAGGCCGGTTAATCACCGAGTAGTCCCCCACCGTGTAGCGCAGCGCAGAGACCGCGAAGTCCCGAGCTTTGGCGTTGGCATCAGCATCGCTGAGCCCCGCAGCCTTGGCACGGTCAAAGGACATGCGGTAGGCAGACAGTCCGAGAGCACGGCGCGTCGCTTGCTCCGTGGAGTTGAAGGTCCACATCCATCCGTCAATGGCTTTCTGAGCAGCACCACTGGTCACCCGGCCCCGAGCAGAGCCCACCATGGCGTTGGTGAGGGCAGGGATCATTTCACCTTCACGGATTTCCAGAGCGAGGAATCGCGCTTCGCGCTCACTCAAGTTGTACTGCTTCTGCAGTTCCGGGTCAGCAGCGACTGCATCGTAAAACGCAGCCGTGTTCATATCGACGCCGTTGAGGCGACCGCCGATTGCCTTGAGCAGACCCACTTGGTTGAGCGCCGTCATGAACTGGGAGACCGACTTGCCAAAGCCAAAGCCACCGCCGAAGGCAGTCTTGTCGTTGTACGTCGCGAGGTACGGGATGCCGTTGGTGACAGCACCCAAGTAGTTCAGGGCGCCCGTGGCGATGGAGCCACCGAGCTGGGCCATACTGGTCCAGGCGCGAATACTAGAAGCCACACGGCCAGCACCGAAGTCCGACTCCACGATGTCTTGGTTGGACTCAAGGAAGCCCAGCACCCGAGTGGCCTCGTTGAAATACTGGTTGGCCCGAGAGGCTTCGCCCGTGGGGTTGGTCCGCTCGTACATGTAGGCATAGCGGTCGTACTCACGCTTGGCGTACATCTTGGCTTCGTCAGTAGCCTGCGGGTCGTCGCGGGTTGCCTCGTACTCGGCCTTGAGGGCTGCCAGCTTCTCGGCATCACCGTTCCACAAGCGTTGCGTGGAGCGCATGTTGAGGTTGGTCAGCTCGCTGATGCGAGGACGCATGAGGATTTTGGCGATGCTGGAAGCCCGCGCTTCGATATGCTGAGAGATAGCCTTGGACGCATCAGTGCTGGCGCCGGGGACGAAGGCCCGCTGTAGGCGGTTACGCGCACGGTTGTTCTGGCGCGTCATGGCGACCACCACCTGCTCCAGCTTCTTGGGAGCGAGGTTAATATCGAAGCGCCGCAAGCCACGCACAAAGTCGTTGAGGTTCAGCTCAGGCGGCACGGAAATGGAATCCAGCGCAGCCTCCGGCACAGCTTGGAGCGTCACCTCAGTCTGCACATACTCCCGAGTCTTGGAGTCGTAGGCTTCCACCTTGAACGTGCGCGTGTTGCCATTGTCATCCGTGAAAGCTTCGTTGGTAAGTTCCGCAAACCGCTTGGCTTCGCTTTCCCGCTCAAACTGCGAGTAGACCAGTTGTTCTTTGTAGGAGTCTTTCAGGAGAACATCATTACCGTTCTTGTCCTTTGCCATGACTCGAACTTGGAACGCACCTTCACGAATCAAAGGCGTGTAGCCGCTGGCGAGTGACCGCTTGGTGTACAGGTCCGCGTCGCTGTTGGAGATTTCATCCACCACCAGCTTCTTCATCTGGTTCTGCACAACGAAACGCGTGTCGTCGCTCAGGGCGAAGCGATCCTTAAAGGCTTCGATGGAAGCCACCACATCGTCGAAGGCAGCGCCGTCGAAATAGGCTCTGAGTGCTTCGTTGCGGTCCGTACCACGGCCAATGATGGCGGCGTTCAGGGCTTCGATAAACTCGTTGGCCTTCTCAATGGACTCCGGGTTGAGTGCCGGGTCGCCGTTCTCATCGGTGGTTTGGTCAGCCAGCCACAGGTCTCGGTAGGTGCGGTACATGCGGTCGAAGAACTGCTTCTCCCCCGAGGCCAGCTCCCGCGTGTTGGTCATGTTGCCTATTTCACGGAAGACCAGATCACGCTCTTGGATGTTCGCCACATAGCGGGCCTTGAGCATTTCCAACTCAACCGCCTGCATAGCGTCACGGGCAGCGACGTAGGCTTTCCACTCGATGCTGTCTTCGGTCAGGCCAGGGATTCCGGGCACCTGTACTGTTTCAGTGACCGTCCTACCATCTTGCTCAAACTTGGCCTCATAAGAGTAGCCGTTGCGCGCTTCCTCAAGAGTAATGCGGCCTTGAGCCACAAGCCGGTCGATCTCAGGTTGATTCGGGATCAGTGACCCGGTGGCCTCGTCCAAGGTGTAGAGCGGCGTCTTGCCAAGCTGGCTCAATCGCGTAATGCGGCTGGATGCGCGGCGCTGCGCATCGTAAAGCATCTTGTGGACAGTCTCGCGCTGGGCTTCGGTGATGCCACCGACCTCAATGTCAGAGAAGGGCACCTTCACAGCCCGAGCGAGCAGGGGACGCATGGTCTCGTTGAGCGAGTTCTTGACCTTCATGGCAATGCCACGACCCTCGTTCAACACACGCTCTAGTGCAGAGAAGCCGGGGTTCTCCCGAACACGGTAGTTGAGCAAGCTGAAAGCACTTGCCAGGAACTTGTCGGCAGCGTCGCGTGCATCACCAACGGAGTCACGGATTGTACGGGCGGCCTCTTCGATGCTGGTGAGGTTCCCGCCTACGTTGTCCACCATGAGGCCAGCAGCAAGGTTGGCACTGCGCAGCGTATGCGGTTGCGAGAAGCGGCCCACGTTCTCCGGGTCTTGCCCGGTCTCAATGGCGAAGGCCATGCCCATATCGCCACCGATGGTGAAGGGGTGGCTCACCTCCCCGTTGCGCACATAGCGCCGGGCTTGGTTCACCCAGTAGCGGGACACCTCATCGCCGAACTTCACACCCAGCTTGTTGAGGGCACCCTTGATGGCGTTCCAGATGCGGTTAATCAGGCTAACGTCGAGGTCCGCTGCGAAATCAGCCAGATATTCCTCCACTGCCTCAGCCTTGCCCATGCCACGCACTTCCATGCTGGCATCCACCGCGTCGCGGATGGAGTCGTCGGCGTCGTAGATAGACTCCATGAGCCGGTCGAATTGCTTGGCAGGGATCAGAGCGCGCAGACCGATATGACCATTGGTCTCGTGGGCCAGGACGAAGTTCACATCATCTTCGGTCAGCAGCCGGTCAGTGAACAGGATGATCTCGTTCTTGCCGAAGGAGTACCCCTTGGCAGGGATAGTGGCGAAGTCACCCTGCGGGCGAGCGGCAGCGGCCCGGTCGTAGAGCTTGCGGTTCTGGGTGCGCAGTTCGTCTTGGTTGCGGTACACATAGACACGCGGCTTGATCGCCAACTTGTTGAGGAATGCGCGAACCATAAACTGCACGCGGCCCTTCGCCATGGGCTTGTTAAACGTGCGGCCCTCAGCACGGGCAAAGCGCCCGTCGCCCTCTTCCATGGCACGGAGCCAAGACGTAGGTTCATCCGTATCGCGGTCGGCGTACTCGTCGTAGTCCTCCAGCGTGGGGATGTCGCCCAGCTCGTCCGCTTCTTTCTGCGCTTGTGCATCGGCACGGCGCGTGGCCTCTGCCTCAGAAAGTTGTTCCTGCGTGAGCTTCTTCGTTGCAATACGCAAGCGCCCAGAAATCGTGTTGGTGATGGGCTGACCATCTTCGTCGAAGTAGGCACTGAGCGGGTTACCAAGGAGCGCATCTTGCTCCGTGGTGTCGATGTCTTTTTCCTGCACCTCATCCCACAGGTCCGCAAGGTTCCGCTTGATGTCGGCTTGCGTGGACGGACTGACCGAAGTGGTGCGGCCATTGGTGTCACGGATGAGAGCTGCCAGCTTGACGGCTGGGCTGCGCTGAGGATTGGCGTCGGCTTCTTGAGTCGCAGTCTGCTCTTTGCCTAACGCCTTGAGCGTGGACGCAGGTAGGTTGGTTTCGTAGAGGACACCACGGTCGAGGAGGGACTGCGCTTCTTCTTGGGTCAGCCCACTGAACACCGTGCCTTTGTTGGTTACGCGCTGTAGCGCACCGGGCATGGCTTGTAAGAAGGTGTACCACGGCTTGGCTGCGCCCTTGTTGGCGCCACGGGTGTAACGAGCGTCGATGCGCTGCGGCATCTGCTCAACGATTTGATCGACGATGGCGTTCTGCTGGGCAGCGTTGAAGTTGTCTACGTCAGCCAGATACTCGCGAGCTTCGTTGATGCGCTCAATGGTGTTGGGGCTTTCGTTCGTGAAGTACGCCGTTTCCACAAGCGTGGGCAACGCCTCGTTAAACCGATCAATGTTGTTGGCATCCAGCGCTGCATCAGCCACAGCCAAGTAATAATTGAAGGTCTCGGCGACAGTCATTTTGATGTCGCCTTCGTCGATACGGTCCATGATGACGATCATGGCTGCGCCACTGAAGTCCGAGTCAGCCCACTCATCCTTGGCTGCCTGCGGCAGATCGGCGTATTTCACATCGCCGGGTTCCACCTCTTCGTCCCAGCTTTCCTGCGGGCTGCGTGGTTCAACAGCTTCGGCCACCGGCTCGGGTGCGGGTTCTTCAACGACTTCAGGCTCGGGCGCAGGTTCCGGCTCCGCTGCAACCTCGGCTTCAGGTTCTGCGGGTCTTTCTTCTGCGGCGACGGGTGCCGCCGCTTGGGGCTTTTTTACTTCCGCTTGTTCCTCCGCTCTGGGAGCGGCCCCTTCACCGGGTACTCCTTCTCCCACCGCTTCGCGATCTTCGGGTGCTGCGCGTGTAGGTACCGGCGCTGAGCTTGGCTCTTGAACGGCATCTGTAGGCTCCTCAGCAGGGCGGGGACGTAGCCTTCCCGCCGACTCTTGGCGGCTAATCTCTTTGCGCAGGGCAGGGGTGGCGCGGCCATTAGCAATGGCATCAGCCCACTGGGCTTGGCGCTCTTCGGACAGGTTATCCCACTTGCGCACGTTGCGCGGACGCTGGTCGTTCCACGTTTCCTGAGCCTGCTCGGTCGTAACCGGCTGGCCGATGTAGGGCAGACCAAGTTGCTGTGCTTCACGCTGTAGACCAAGTTGTTGCTGTGCGGCTGCCGGTGCTGCCGGTGGAACAGTTCCACGACGCAAACGTGCGGCTGCCTCAGCCTGTGCCCGAGAGGGCGTCGGCATGGCACGACGACCGAACAAGCGAAGTTGTTCTGCTGCAGTCTGCGGTGCGCCCTGCACGCGGGGCGAAGGAACAACACCAACGGCAGGCGGCTGCCCCTGCTGAGCAATCTGCATTTCACGCTGCCGTAGGGCTCGCGTGTAGTCCGCATCCCGCTGCGCTTGCAACTGCGCTTGGCGCTGCTGCTCTGCCAGCTCTGCAGCCAGACGACGCTGCAGGACCGGGTTGGCTACCTGCTGTTCCTCCGTGAAGCGAACACCGCCGGGTGCAGGCGGAGCAAAATCAAGAGGAACTTGCCGTTCTGAAATCTCCGGCTGGAACGGAATCAACGCTTCTGGAAGCGGAGGGGAAGGAAGCCCTAACTCTTGGCGCCGTGCTTCAGGCAGCACCGGCGTTGGCCGCCGAGACAGCCTAGCCACATCAGCCACGGGCTGAGGGCCAAGATCAAGTACACCCTGCGGGCCAAACTGGCCAGGAGCTGCACCACCCATGAGAAGGCGTTGACCGGGCGCCATACCCGGTTCGCGAGGACCAAGGCCCGTTGCTTCCACCGCGCTTGCAGCGCGTTCTTCTTGTGTGGTCGGCGTAGGCAGCGCCGCAGACTGCTGTGGATTCAGCAGGTTAGCGTCTTGCTGCTCAGTATCAACGCGAGGAGGAGGGGGAGGCAGCAGTTCCATGCGGCCCAAATCTTCAACGGGTGAGCGAACCGCACCAGCACCAGCGAGGGGACCACCGATGGCAGCACCAGCAGCGAAGGAGTTAATCAGGCGGTTGATCGCTTCCGGGCTGTCGAAGTCTACGGACGGGTTGTTCGCGATGTTGATAACTTCTTGCAGCGCCTCAGTGGTACCTTCAACGGCGCCACCGGCAGCAACGCCACGGCCTACACGACCCAGCAGACCCGTCCCAGTAGTGATCGTGGTTTCCCCATCGGGCGTAACGAGCGTGCGTCGGGTGCGCGCAGTAGGCGCCAGAACGCGAGAACCGAGGAACAGGTCACCCACAGATTCAAGGGTGGCGTAGGGAATGGCAGACAAAGCTGCCTTGACCCGATCAGGCGCGCCGCCTTCAATCTGCTCGCCGTAAATATCACCGATGCCCATGCCGTAACTGGAGGCAAAGGTAGCTGCCGCAGCACCACCGACTTTGTTCAGGAGCTTACGCTCTGCGGTGTCGAGCACTTGCCCGGCGGCCTTCTTCGCAGCCGCCTTCGTTACGGCGTTCTTAACCCCTTGCTTGGCAAGAAGTTTCCCGATGAATCCACCGATGCCGCCAAGCGCACCACCGACCGCCGTGCCCACAGGGCCAGCAGCCGTACCTAAAGCAGCGCCCGCCGCAGCACCTGCCCCTGCAGCCGCGATAGACTCAAGAATGTTGGGTACTTGCTGAGCAAAGTTGGCTACGAACCAGTCGCCGAGGTCATCGGCGTTTTCAATTTCCGTGAAGGTCCGCTCGTAGGGCGCAGTTCTGGCAAGGTCAGCTTCTTGCTGTTCGACGATGCCCCGGCCCAGTTCTTCAGCACCGGCAAAGCGCAGCGCCTGACCGCCAAGCATCTGCATAACATCGACGCCACGGCCAATGTTGCGAGAGATAAGGCGCCCCATGGTGGGGTCTTCGATGCCCTGAACGATGCTGGGTAGCACGTTGCCCGGCAGAGCCTGCCAGCCTTCCCCTTGCGGTGCGCCAGCTTGCCCCTGCCCAACCGCTCGCGCTGCGTTGACGATACCCGCTTCGTCCTGCTCGTCCACAATGATGCCGTTGATATAGAGCTGGCGAGTGGCAGGGTTGAAGTAGGTATCGGGCTCGGTCCGCGCAGGCGGACGCATGGTGGGCATGGTGAACTGAGACTGGAGGGCGCCACGCGCCTGCTCCCCTGCTATGGCAATGTCAGCCAAACCTCGACGAAGGGCATCAGCACCCGTGGATGCCGCAGCATTCAACCCCGTGTAGGGATTTACCGGCGCTACAGGCGATCCACCGATGTCTTGGTAAAGGGAGCTTTCAAACGTCAGGCCAGCTTTTGCCATGTCTTATCCACCAATGCCAGGGACTCGGGTCGTCGTGGGCATAGTAAATTGCGTGCCGCCAACTTCATAGGTATTGCCCTGTAAGTCTACGCCGAACACGTTATCCCCTCGCTGCACAATGATAGTCCGCCCATCACCTGCGGGAGATACGGACACCTGACCGTATTTTTGCGCGTCTTGTGCGAGCGTACCTTGGATATTTGTAAGCGCCACCTGCTGATCGCCTTGTGCTTTGATGACCGCCTTGACGATTTCTTTCTCAAGCTCCACCTGTCGCTCGTATTCCTTCCCGGCGATCTGAGATTTTTGGTTGCGGTAACCTTCGTCGAGCTGGTAGCGGAAGTAATCTGCCAACTGCGCAGGAGACTGAGCAGTCTCGGACACACGACCATTAACGTAGAGGTCAAAGGTGCCATCGCCACGATCCAGCACTTGGTGAGGAATGCCTTTGAACTGGGAAAGAACCGTAACAGCACGACTCCAGTTGCCAGACCCAACGCCTTCGTAGACGCCCATTTCACCCTGGGCTTTATAGAGGCCGAGGTCGATGGCTTGAATCTGCGGAATCAGCTCTGCTGCACGGAACCCAAAGCCATATTGGTTGAGTGCGTTGTACTGCGCTACCAATGCTTGCCGCATCTGAAGTGACTGCTGTACAGCAGTGTCAATGGCTTGCGGATCAAAGGCTTCAGCACCCTTGCCGTACATAATGCCACCGGCGGCAGCGGCCACCGTGTCTGCCAGCTTCTGCGGAGCAGGGCCTTCGCCCATGGGTACGGACTGCGCAGCTTGCACAAGTTCTTCCTGTGCCTTTTGCTGTTTGGGCGGAGCCGTCGTAGCAGGAGCAGCAGTTGTCTCCCCGTCTTGGTAAAACGGGCTTAGCCCTTGAGCAATGCGCTGGTCAGCGTGCGCTTTCGCCTTGCGCAGAATAGACGGCGGAATCGGGTCCGTCCCAATATTCAAGTTCTGCAGGGTGCGAATTTCATCTTGCGTGAGCGTGGGCACCAGCAACGGATAGTAGCCCTCGGGAGAGCCGGGAGAGCCTACGGAAAGCTCCGTCATGGTCTTGCCAGAAATGTTGTTGGTGATAGGCCCGAGGAACCCTCGTTCAGATTTGACAGTCCCGTCAAACCGCATCATGTCGGGGCGAACGCCAGCGGCAGACGCTGCGGGGCGAGCAGGCGCAGGAGGAATGGCACCTAGCTGCACAGGCATACGGCCAAGTTCAGTTTCTAGCCGTGTCACCTCTGCACGAGCGGCTTCGATATTTCTAGCGCGGGTGGCAGGGTCAGGCCCCATGCGACCAGCGCGAGCGCTGGCAGTGCTCAGACGATTGCGTGCTTCCGCCAGTTCCTGCTCTACGTCGCTACGGGTACGTCCTCGTGGAGCGCCAAATTTCTGTGCGCCACGTCCACGCATAACACCGGCGCCCTGAGCGGGTAGGATCATGGTGTCTGCGTAGTCAATCGCAGCTAAGGCTCTGTCGGGCGCACCGGCACTGGGAACCTGCGGCATCATTGCAAGGCCAGCTTGCTGCGGCGCTGCTTGTTGGGTTGGGGCGGCCTGCCGCTGCGCAGGCGCCTGCGTCCCGGCAACGGGCGCGAGACCGGCCACAGGTAACCCTGCCATAGATGGTGCAGTGACAGGCGCCCCAAACGCTGGGTTTTGAGTTGCTGCTAACTCGCGAGCTTGTCTTAAGCGCTGGGCATCACGGAGTTGGCGTTGTCGTTCTTGCCGCTCTCTAGCCTGCATATATGCCGCATCAAAGGCTTGTAGGGCCTGCCCAGCACCAGCGAGCCGTTCGCCAAAACCCCTAGCCATGATTTAGCTCCCTTGTGTACCGAAGATATTGCCGAATAGGCCAGCCGTGTTTTGCCGCCGTGCTTCTGCTGCCAATGCTGCCCGTGCCGAACCACCTCGGTAGATGTCTTGGATCGTGCTCAACTCAGACAGGGCAGACGGGTAGAACGTAGGCATCGCTTCAATACCTGCTTGGCGAGCCCGCGTGCGAGCTTCAAGGCCAGTGCCATAGCCCACATCATACGCCGTACCAGCAGAACGGCCAGTCTCAAGATCAAAGCGGCGTTCTTCTGCTGCGCGCTCTTCACCTGTTAGACCCCGGAGGCCAGCTTGCTTGGCCCGTGCCGCTTGGAGCTGGGCGCGACGCGCACTCTGGAGACCGAAGTATTCGGGGTCAAAGTAGTCCACATCCCCGATGAGGGCGTAGGCTTGCTGCAGCCGCTGGTTGAAGAGGTTGGCGTTCTGCTCTCGTAGGTCAGCCAGCTCGTTCCGCATTTCAAGGACCAGAGCCTGCTCCTCAGCAGATAGACCGGCCAGGGCGGAAGCACCACCGTCACCGCCACCGGAAAGGGCGTCAATGGCAAGGGCACCCGCACCGCGCAGGATCAGATCGGCAATGTTTTCAGCACTGAGTGCTTCGGCTACGCCGCTGACAAGTCCTTCGCCTACGTTTCCTAGGTACTCGCCAATACCACCGGCTGCTGCTCCACCGGCTGCTCCACCGGCTACGGCGCCTCCAGCTCCTGTACCATCTGTGCCCGTACCATCTGTGCCCGTACCATCTGTGCCCGTACCTTCAGAACCTCCAGCTCCGCCGCCGCCTCCACCAGCAAGGACAGCCGCGCCACCACCAAGAGCGCCGCCAGCGACAACGGGGCCAACTAATCCAGTGTCAAGGCCGGACGGCATCTGCCCAGTCACAACGATTTCCTCAATGGCACCGCTTCCTGCGCCTCCGGCACCTGCTCCGCCTGCGGTAGTGCCCGTTCCTGCTCCGCCTGCGGTAGTGCCCGTTCCTGCTCCGCCTCCGGCACCTGCCCCGCCTGCTGCCCCACCGCCGCCAAGACTCGTACCAATTCCGCCACCACCGCCAGCTATCGTATCGACACCAGTTGCAGTACCAACAAGATTGTCTGTGGCTTGCTGCGTGAGTTGGTCAACAAGTGCAGTGTTCATACCGCCCGTGGCGCCACCGGCACCAACAAACGCAGGGGTAATACCCGTAGCAATATCGACGCCAGGGAGGCCGCCAGTCAAGCTGCCGCCGGGCAAGCCCGCCGTAATGTTCACACCACCTGCTGCAGCACCACCACCCAAAACTGCAGGCGTTAGAGGCGCATTAGGATCGACAACAGGAAGACCGCCGGTTAGGTCGCCGCCGGGCAAGCCCGCCGTAATATCCACAGCCCCAGCGTCAACCCCAGGAGCGGTGCCTGCACCTGCCGTAATGTCGATAGCGCTGGTGGGCTCCACAAAAGTCTGAGTGCCAGTCGGCGCAAGAGGCGCCAGCGTAGTGGTCGCAGGCCCAGGCAAGGCAGCAGCAATATCAGGAGCAAGGCCAGCACCAAGATTCACTGCCCCAGGGGCGACAGCGGTCAAAGGAGCACCGGCTGCGGCAGCACCCGTAAGATTAGCAGCGGCCTGCTGCGTAAGCGTATCCACAAGGCCGACATTCAGACCGCCCGTGGCGCCGGGAGCACCGCCAAAGACATTGGCTGCAGTTAAGGGCGCACCAGCCGTGATGCTGGGTGCAGCAGCCGCAAGGCTACCGCCGGGAAGACCGGCGCCGATATTGACCGTTCCAGCAGCGGGCGAAGTTCCACCAACAAGTTCTGCCATGGTCAACGGCTGAGGTCCGCCTGCGGCGGCACCACCTGCAGCGCCTGCACCTTGTAGCGCACCGGCTACACCACCACTCACACCACCAAGCAGAGCACCCGTACCAATATCTTCATCGAACGCAGCGGCTTTACCAGCGCCGAGGGCAGCACCCGTGAGCGCAGCACCTGCAGTACCGCCGAGAGCGGCAATACCTGTAGAGGTAGCCAAAGCACCTGCAATGGCGGGAGCGGCGACGGGAATTGCGATACTGGCAGCAATACTGAGAATTTCTTTAAGGCCAAAACCGCTTCTTTGATCTCTCCAAGACTCAGGTGGCCGTGGGGTGGAGCGCCATTTATTATAAGCGGCTCGATATTCTTCCGGGGTGCTATAGGGAATTACCTCGTAGAACTCCCCCCTGGTTCCCTCATCATTGACGCCTACTTCGATAACGCCGGGCTTGCCACCGGGCAGGCCATAAATCCAATCCTGATACTGAGGGTTTCCAGCAGCCTTTTGTTCTCTAAGATACTGCTGGAATTGGGTCGAACTTTGCTGGTCTCTTGCGTCCTGAATAATTGAATCGAAATCGCGCTCACCAGTGAACTCCAATGCCGCCGTCCCAGTAAAGACAGGTTCAAAAGGCGCAAACTCTTGCGCAGCAGGCGGAATGCTGGGCGTAGAAGTCATGGTCGTGGGGTCAAACGCCGTACCCGCACCCGGAACATTAGGGGCAAAATCCCTCGCCGGGAGAGCGCCGGTATTCACACGCGCCGGAGTGGCAGCAGCAATCGGTGCAACCGTTTGTGGAATAGGCTGTTGAACGGGTAGCTGTCCAGCTCTTTGGAGTCTGGCTACGCCTTCCTGAATATCCCGCGCATTGAGATTCAAGCCCGGAAGATTGAAGTTAAAACCACCCATGGTAGCCCCCTATCGGTCCTTGTACTTTTCAACGAGATTGTCGAAGAACTCTTTGCCCTTCATCTCGACCACGTTCCTCGGGATCACATACTCACCTTCGTGAGCGTTGATAAGCACCGAACCATCTGACTTCTTGGAATCAGGCACCGTACCGCCCATTGCCATGGAGGGAGCACCACTGGTTACTTGCGCCGGGGTCACGGAAGGACCACCGGCCATGCGGGGCGAACCGCCCTGCATCATGTTCTGACCACCCATATCTTGCTGGAAGGCGCGAGCGGCCAGGAGGATCACAAAGAGCAGCCCCTGATCGAACTGCTGAGGCATTTCCTGCTCAGACAAAATCCCCTGCTGAATGGCGAAGCGACGCACATAGGGATACATCGACGGATTCTGCACGGCCACCTGTGCCAACTGCCCCAGCATGTTGAGTTCTTCCTGCGTGAACTGCCCCTGCTGCATGGCCTGCATCATCACTTGGCGAATCTGGGCAACCTGCTGCGGGTTCTGACGCATGAACTGATTGAGCTGCGACTCAATCATCTGCGGGGGCATGGGGCCTTGCGGCCCAGCAGCCGACACACCCACACCCATTCCGCTTTGCTGCGGCATAGGAGGACGAGGCGTACCGCCAGGACCAATCATCCCACCCGCTTGGTAGGACGGGATCATGGACTGCTGCCCAGTCATAGCCGAAGAAAGCCCAGAAGGCGCGGGGTTAATACCAGCCATCGGAGCTGCAGGCGTACCGCCAACATTCAGCATATTCGATAGCGAGGCTGGCAGGTCCATGGAATCCGTCTTATACATAGCTAGCTCCGAAGATTCTGTATCAGCGTGTTGAGCGTTTCGTTCAGTGCCGCAACATCGTTCGCAAGAGTCTGTACGTTGACGACAAGTTTCCCGAAATCTTCCAGCGACGCTACCTCGACACCACTAATTGTAAACCCAACCCCCTCTGCCGTCACGCGCCGCAAGTTCTGCGTAGGCACAGTCGTCAAGCCAACTGATGCTTTAGTAAGCGCCCGACTGCCGCCGTCCGGCTCGTTCCGAGAACCGATAAGAAGTTCTACGTTCTCTTTCAGGGCGTTGAGCAGAGCAAACTCAAGGGAGCTTAGGCCCGCTGTGGGTACGTTGGGGACGGCTGCGAAACGAGTGCGTAAGGAAGCCATTATGCCTGCCTGAGCCCTGTGGGCGTCTGTGCAAGGTGGATTGCCCGAACCCGGACGTTGCCCTCAACAGAAACCTCAAAGGTGTCCGAGCGGTAGCCGCTGGGCATACGGAAAACATTCGTGTCGTTTACGGTCGTGGTGTACTCAAGCTGCTTGTCCACCCACAGATTGAAGGTGATCTCATCGGCGGAGTTCCAGTTGGTAAGCGCCGACTCCCACTGCTGCGTATCCAAGTCCCAGGTCGAGGTGACCGTGCTGTAGTCCGCAATGACCCGCGCTGCGCCGAGGTTAATCATGTCCGCAGTCTTGATGGTCTTGGACTTCCAAGTCATGGTCTTGCTGGGCTGGGTAAGCTCATCCCAGAGGTAAACGTCGCCGTTCGTGCCCGAGACAAAGTACAGCTTGCCACCCACCGTGTCGAAGAACGACGCAGTAAATGTTACGTCCGTGTCAACAAAGAACCCACCGACCTTGGTGTCCTGCTCAAAGACGAAAGCCCCCGTAGAGTGGGAGGCAAAATAGTTCTCACCGTAATACTCGGCGATGATCGTGGCCGGATCGAGGGCCGTTTCCCAAGTGTCGTTATTGTAGAGAAACTTGGTGATGATCTGCGGGCCTGCGCTGGGCGAATACATCGCCAGCCCATCGTGGGTGGAGTACACCACCCCGTAGCCCATATTCACGATGCTCCTGCGGTTGAGGCAGGGGTACTGAACGTCGATGCGCGAGACCGACATATTGGCCGGATCGGAGCCGGTGGCAATGTAGGGATAGGAATCCGTCAGCACCAGCACGGAGCCGCTGATGGCGGCGAGGCCCACAATGTCGTGTTCGATGGTTTCGACGTAGCGACGGGGCCACGCGTGCGGCAGGCCCAGCTCGCTGAAGTACAACTGGTTGCCCACAAAGCCCGCGAGGATGTTGTTCTGGATGGTCGTCAGACCCTCAAGATTATCCGGGGGCGGGTCGTACTCGTCCGAAGCCAGAATGTCCGTAAGTGCCAAGGAGTCGAAGTCGTCCGTGAAGTCGTAGGTCGAATCACCCCAGTAGCGCGCCGCCGTGGTCGGCGGGTTTTCAGACACATCATGGTACAGGGTGCCAGCACCCACGCTCGTAGACGGCACATCCGCAGCAACCTGCGCGTACTCAAAGGTGTTGTCGTCGATGAGGTCCGTAACGATCCCGCCGGTGATGTCGAAGGTGGCGTCCGTGCAGCCACTGATCTTGAAGCGATCACCGATGCCGAAGTTGTGCGGGTACAGCAGGGTTACACGCGATACGTTGCTCGTGCGCTGCACAGTGAGCAGGGCCGTGGGGAACCACAGAGTCTGCAGGCGGAAATACTCCGTACCCGCCGTGGAGGTGATCGTGCGGTAGAGCCGTACACCACGCACAAAGTTCTGCCCAGACGGCGGCGCCGTGGGCATGTTACTCACGGTAACGGTAACCCCTTCCTTCTCGTACAAAGTTGCTGAGGGTTTGGAGGCGATGGACTCTTCTTCCCAGGGCGTGAACCAAGTGAACACATAGGTCCGAGACTGGGTAAGGCCCCCAAGCTCAACGCGGCCATCGGTGTAGGCCGTGGTCGTAACTGCAAAACCGGGGCTGAAGTAGGTGAAAGTCGTGCTGTTGACGACCGTCACGATGGACCCGGAGGTGTTGAAGTTGCTGATGTTCCAGTTGACGTTGCCGCTGGTGGTCGCCGCCACATCGGCGGTGATGTCGAAGGTGTTAGCCGTCACGTTGGAAATGACGAAGGTGCCATCGGTCGCCGTGCCCGAGGTGAAGTCCAGCGTAACCGAGGCGCCGTTAGACAGGCCGTGAGCCGTGAGCGTCACCGTGATGGTCGTCGTACCGGCTTGGTTGTAAGTACCCGTGAGGTAGCTGAAGCCGGTGACAGAGATCGTATTGCCAGTACGCAAGCCGTGGGGTGTCGAGGTCACGATAGTGGCGATGCTGCCCGCATCCCGAGCGTAGGTCGCCGTGGCCTTGGTGGTAAAAGTCGCTGCACTGGTGGTCAGAGTCGCCGTGTCGGGCGGGACAGGAAGGCCTAGCTCGTAATAATCCACGGGATAGGGCGGAGCCCCGGTCGTGGCAAGGAGGTAATTACTGACCTTCGGAACCCCGTCGCCCGTGTAGTAGAAGCGCTGCTCGTCGTTGTCGTTTGCCGTCGCGACGGCGATGTCCACATCTGTGGCCCAGGACAACCACGCAAGATCGCCCGTACTCGGGTCGCGCAGCACATAGAGGGTTTTGATCGGGCCGGTGCGATTGAGGTTATCGACAACCACCGGCTCCGGGTAGGGGATCAAATCCCCAGAGTACAGCTTGCAGTTGCTGGCTACCTGCGCTGCCGTGTCGGGCAAAAGCTCCGAAGAAATCTTTGGCGCCTTACCCAAAAATCTTGTGATTTTGACGCCCGACATGGCAACTCCTAGGCGGAGCCTTTAGGCGCTAGCACGCTTAGCGCACTTGCCTGCTCGCTTGCACTTGGCGGGGGTGGGGCAGGAGGCACAGGTCTTGAACGGCTTGTTCTTCGTGACCATGCCACCTCTTTGGTAGGACTTAGGCTTCATACCGGGCTTTTTCTTCATCATGGGAGTCGCTCCTTAGCGAAACTTAATGTTTTCAAAGGCAGCGACTGCTGCCGCTGAGAGGCCAGCAATCCACAAGAGTGGCTTTGCCAGTTTTCCGAGGAACTCAAGTACCACAAAAGCACCCGTCGCCGCTTCAAACGCGTTTACTACTGCGTCGGTTTTCTCGTCGAGCTTATCGACTTTTGATTCAACTTCGACCAGCCGGTCATAAATCTCGCGGTGGGTGATGTCTTCCACGGTTCAGGCTCCTCAATGCCGGTCTTCGTCTTCGCGGCCAATGCGTACCACAACTGATTCGCCAGCATTAAGATTACCACTCTTCACACCGATCCTGTACCACATCAGCTCAGGCTCAAAGCCGTAATCCTCCGTGGGCGTAGTGAAGTCATCAACGTCATACCAAGTGGAATTGTCGATGCTGCGCTGCACAGTCACAGTCGTTGCGGTGGTGAAGGAGCCACCGGACTGAATGGACACATTGAAGTACCCCTCCAGCCGCACCGCATCGGTGAAGGTGTCGTCGGTCGAGATCGTGGTAGATACAAGCGTAGTCATTTAACTCACCTTTGTAGTCTTGAGGCTACGCCTCACGCCAGTCTTTGCCTTCCCAAAGCGCTGCTTCCGCAGCCCGCCGCTTGGTCAGCCCTGCTAATTCCTTGCCCCCGGCCTTGTTCCACCGTTTGATCTGGTAAGGCACATCGGACATGGGTCCGTAATTAACCCGGTTGAGGAGCGTGGACTCCTTAAAGTTGCCCGGCCCAAGGTTAAAGACCCATGATACCAGAGCGTCAAACTCGTTTTGCTTCAGGGCCACCTCGACCATGCTGTTGACGTAGCCTTCAAATTCTTCAAGGTCTTCGATGAGCAGGGCTTCCGCCTGCTCTTGGTCAATCACATCACCTTGCTTAACAGACCGAGTGTGGCCATAGCCAATAGTCCACACCCCAGCAGGGCACAAGTAAGCGTCCAGGCGACAACCCTCAAAGTAGCGGATAAGGGAGATTCCTTCATCGCTCGTCCTCATCTTGCCAGCCCCTTGGATTTCTCCCAGGTTCTGAGGCCGCCTAGCCCCAGCATCCCCAGCAACACCGTCATCAGATTGTCCATGTCGAACTCGGGCAATGCGGGTAATTGTACCCCAGACCATGCTGCAACAAATATCACGAAGGGCGCTAAAACGAAATGCCATGCGAGCGCCACTCCACAGGTCCAACCAACGAAAGGACGCCATCCAGCCACAAACGGGTTGCGACTCGCGGCCTCGGCCTTGTTGACCTCGATCTGCGCCAGCGCACTTTCCTGCGCATGGCGTTCCGCCATCGTAGCAATTTCATGCGCCAAGCGAGCTTTCTGGTCCTTGTCCTCGACGAATTGGTCGAGGAGGTTAGCAACCGGAGCTACTAGCGCCTGCCACATTACTTATCCCGCCCATTCCAGAGGTCGAACAGCACGCGAATCTTTTCTTTGACCGTTTCCAAGTCCGCGTGCATTTTCGCCAGCACAATCACCAACGTAACGAAGCCAAGAAATATCGGCCAGAGGGCCGTAACGGCGTCCAAAGCTGACATTGGTGGCCCTCATCACGCCCTTCGTTACTCGTCGTCTGCGTTCTTGTTTTTCGCCACGTTGCCCGCCAGGACGTTGAGGCCACGGAGCAGGATGGAAATGTACTGGTCATCCACTTTCGTGGGCGTGAGCGCAGTGATCGCCGTTGCTGCCGTGACAACGCTGGTGATGGCCGTGAGCCATGCCGGGAACGCTTCAAAGAAAGCCAGGATCGTGTCCATAGGTCACTCCAGATTGATTAGGCTGCCATCTTCCTGCAGCAAGTTAAACCCATCTTCCAACTCCAAGTTTCCAAAGTGCAGGTCAGCATTGAACACGCTGCTCAGAATCTTGTGGAAGATCGGATGAAGGATGCGGATTGAGTTCATCGTTACTCCTCAGCAGGCGGTTTTGCTGCTTCTTGAGCCGCTGCGTAGGCAGCCTTGGCTTCGTCGGTGAACACCACGCTCGCGATAGCTACGACATCCGCATCCTCTTGAGAGAGGTCTGCATCCGGGGTAAGCATGTGGCGGTGATAGGTACGGCTGATTTCCACATCATCGCGCTTGATGATCGTCGCCGTGCGCACCTGCACAACCGGGTAGCCTGCAGCAAGCTGCAGCACTTCAACTTTGTCGTTCTTGGTTTCTTCAGAAAGTGCCATTTTTATCTCCTTGGCTGGACTGTCCACCCTCTAGGGGTATTAAGGAACTAAATACCCAGAACACCAATTTATCTGAGTGTTTAGAACATTTAGGGTTTTTGTTGCTGTTGTAGATGTTTCAATATAAGTGCGCGGCATTAATTTTAGAGCCGTAGGGATATTTGTTGTGATTGTTTCTTCATTTCCAAGATTATAAATACCATCCCCAACATTATTTGAACCTGTCGCATAATTGCCGACTGCAAACTTTACAGAAGTATTTGTTACTACGATGCGGAACCAAAAGATTTGATTGAATGTAACACTTATAGGTGTCCCAACAGTTTCCGTGCCGCCAGCTTTGACCCGAGGAGTGATTGTTCCCGCACTAACATCAGTTCGATAAAGTATGTAATTGTTGCTGTCATTATAAAAACCAAATTCATGCAAAGCATCGGCAGTTTCTTGGATGTGTGCGGTGCAGAAATACACAGGGTCGTGCCCAGCCATAAGGCCACTATCAGACCAACGCATCCACATACTATCGCCAGACGTTGCCCCGGTCGTCAAACGAACCCGCATACCTACCCATTTTTTATTAGCTCCACCGTAGTCTTGTGGGTCAAAAACAACTGTGCCCGATCCGCTAGTGCTATCAACAACCATAGTGCTATTGCCGAGTTTTCCGGTCATAAAATCGTCGGCGTACTCACCCCACCCACGAAGACGAAGATTGCTGCGATTATCTGAGTAAAGCTGCTTGCTGCGTTTGTTGTAATAATACTCTACATCTTTGCCTTGGATTGAATTAAACTCACCTTCATCAGTTAGATTATCATTTACAAGCCCCGTACCAGAAAATACACGGTTATAATCGCCCTTGAAAGTAAGAACAGCACGATCCCACAATGCGCCATTTACTGTTGCAGTTTCATTTAGTTGAACCTCACAGTTGTTAGCATTATTTTCAGCGATTAGCTCATATACGTTACCAGCAACAGGTCCGCCGCCAGCATCATCTTCGTAAATTGCATATACACTATCGTGCGCAATTACTTTAATATAGTTGCCGTTGCAATATTCACCCGCGCCAGCCGTTAGACTTACAGCTTGATTACCAAAATACACAACAACATTGTCAATAATTGTTTCTTGGATATAGTATGACGTTGCATCAAATTTTAGCGCAGTTCCATCGGTCGGGGACGGGCCAGTAAACTCTACATTTAAGCCATCAACCCACGGCTGAGGCCATTCACCACCTCGAACATTTGTAGTCGGAGACAAAGTTACTGCCGCTTTTGTATAAGTAAGTGCTGTTACATCAACCCGAACATCTTTTAGCTGGCTGCCTTGACGAAGCACAAAACAACCAATATCCGATGTTGGCTTAATAGTCGCCCATTGAGCATCCACAAAAACACCTTGGGGGATTGTAACTGTTGAGCCGATTGCATATGTGCTGTTGCCATCAAATACAATACGACCAGTCCCAAGTTCATTAACGGCCGCCTGGATTGCGGCAGCATCATCAGTGACGCCATCACCGGCCGCTCCAAAATCTTTTATATTGATCTCAGAGCCTTCGATCATTCTGTTGAAAACTTTTGTCAGCGCCATGATCCGATCCTTTATGCGATAAGGTAGGTGACTGTTCCACGCAGTCTGTTGCTGTTTGTGCCAGTCCCAAGGTTTGCCGCTGGAAGGTTCGCTGTGACGCCACCATTGTCGTAAACTAAGGCAATATTTCCAGATACTTGTGCTACGCAAGCTGTCGGCGCTTGTGTTGTAAATCCTTGAATAGTTAGAGCAGCAACAGCCCCAACACCTGTTTCATTGTAGTCTGTCCCAGACGGAGTAAAAGGAAGGCCAGTAATTATTACATCCCCAGTTGCACCAGAAACAGCATCAGTCCTGACCTCAAAATGAACAGTTACTTTATTCCCAACTTTTGTATACAAACCACGGGAGACATCTTGGGTATAAGAGCCAGTGCCCCCAGTGTCATCGTAAGTCGGAGACCAAGTGCCTTCCTCATAATCGTTGAGCAGCTCGCTGGTGCCAGTGCCAGCGGTGGCGGAGAAGTCGATGCCTTTGCCCGAGGTGCCGATGATGAGGTTGCCCGAGCCGATTGTTACGTCGCTTGTCCCGCCGTCTATAAAAAACGCACTGGGGTCTGTACTAGATTCGACGCGGAAGTTGGCGTCTACACCGTCTTCGTTGAAAACAGTTGTCCCATCCGCAATGGGCGTAGTGACGAAGCCGCCCCTTCTATTTATTACCGCCCTCAAACCAACAACGGTGTTTGTATACCCATTCTCGTTAGTCCAGAACTGAATATTGGTTCCCGCTTGCGCTCCACCGCCTGCACTTTCGGAGCCAAGCACAATAATAGCGGCGCCGGTGCTTTTGAGTGAAGAAGCTAATTTGCCCGAAGATGATATGGTAAAAAGATCATCTCCTTTTATAAGTCCGCTGCCCCCGGCTCCGTACATACGAGCAGGCTGAGTTCCTGTAATCTCTACTTGCCCAGTTCCGTTGGGCGCAAGAATAACATCGCCGTCAGTGTCCGTGCTGCTGATCGTGTTGCCGTCTAGCTGCAAGTTGTCCACGTTGACTTTAGTGAACGTGCCGTTCCCGCCGCCTTCTACCCGCTGCCACGCGGAGCCGTCATAGAGCGCCCAGTCGCCTACATCCCAGGTTGTGATGCCGCTGAGGTCCGTGCTGCCCGCAACAGAGACAATCCAGAACTGGCCTACGGTCGGCGAAGCCGTCACATCCGGCGTGTTGGTGCTGGCATCCCATGAGCCTTCAAAATCAAGCCCGGTAACGGTCTCGCCATTGATGATGAGATCACCGCCTACTCGGAGATCATTTTCGACCTCGACGTTATAGTAGGTCGGATTGCGACCGAAAATGCCGCCGTTCTTCTTAATCGACATTACGCATCCTCCGCGCCAGCAAACTCAGGAAGGGTTTTAAGGTGCTCGTAAGCTTGTTGAATAAAGTTTGCCCCTTCAAGGTTTGAAGCAAAATAGTATTGCTCGGAGGACAAAACTACTCCGTTCGCTTGGTCCTTAACTACTACGTTTGCTTCGACGTAGTTTTTATCTGCCCGCACACTTTCTACTTTTGCGTATGCTGATGGGAAATCAAGCGTTCTCCCAAAGGCTTCTACCTTAGCATTTACTTTAAGAGCCATTTGCTTCTCCTTACCAGCAAACCTGAACCATTGCCCCTTCATCTGCGGCTGTCATAACCCCAGTAGTCGGATCGACATCGTAGATACGAATTTCAAAACCGATATTCATATTCGCAAAAGCGTTCCATACGCCCGTACCAGAGTCTCTAGCTCTCACAAAAGCCAAAATATCTTTGTTCCCAGGGCCAACAGAAGTGCTTTGTACTGGGATGCCTTGAGCTTGGATAAAAGGCCACCTTACGGACCCTGTCTTTAGGGAAGGCCAATCAATACGCCATACCCCCGTGCCCGTTTTTGTTATAGTCCAACCGGATGGTGATCCATAAACAGAGCCGCCTTTGACCATGAACATAATAGTTTGGTCTGCGTAACCAGAAACTTGCGCGGCTAATTGTTTAGGTACAACACCTACTACATCCCCAGCCGTATTTTCAATAACTGTAACACCGGAAAAACCTGTGTTGGACGCTTTAATGACTTCTGCGTCATTTCCAGATCGGTCATAAAACTTAATTTGCTTTAGCTGGGCGCTATTTTGGTTAATTATACTAGCGCCGATACCGTCAAAACCAAAGTTAGTTGTGCTGCCCGTAGCAACAAAAGCATCGGTCGGTGAATTTGAATAGTTGCCTATAAAGACAGCACCTCTAGTCGATCCACTATAAGCGCCGTAAATGTAGTTGGCTTCAGCGTAGCAATTTATAAACTCGCAATTCTGTGCAAATGTATTAACTCCGTAGCTGTTATATTCCCAAATACAGTCTTTCCAAGAAGAGTGATTTAGCGTTGGGCACTTAAATACATTTACGTTTTGAAATCCGTGTACCCTAACAAAAGAACCTGTCGTGCTAGCAGGCCAATTAACAAGGTATTCTTCTAAACCGATATTGTTATACCTAAAAATACAATCTGCCATGCTCGCATAGCCAATATCTCTTAGCTTTAATGCAGCTCCCGAACAGCTAAGAAATATACATTGCTCAGCGCAGAACGATCCACCCGGACCGCGATACCCAATAAAATCACCTGTTTTGTTACGCGTATCGCCGCCTTGCGTATCAAACTGAAGATATTTGAAATACGCACTGTAATTGCTATCAAGCCCTATACCGCCTGTTGTATTCCCGTCATCAGTAAAAACTATACGCGACGGCATATCATAATGCCTACGAGCAGAACCTTCTTCTCCAAAAAGAATCAAATTGCCGCTGCTCGGTGTTCCGCTAGTAAGTGCGACAAGTCCGGGTTGTGTTAAATACGTCCCCGCAGGAAAAAATAAAGCTTTATTATTACCCATGCAGTAGTCAAGTGCCGCTTGAATCGCAGTCGTGTTATCCGTCACACCATCACCGACAGCGCCGAAGTCTTTAACACTGACGGAATCACGGAGCCTATCCAGAACATTCCGGTCTACCGCGTTTGTGCCACCTTGGTTATATCCAATAGCCGCAGAGCCGTCGCCCGCGCCGTAGAGGTTGGAGCGCAGTACACGCTTGGTCTCGTCAGCACCGGCATCGAAAAGCACCAGCGAGTCGCCGTTATCGACGTTCGCAGCAGAGACAGGATCAAGCTGAGGGATTCGTTTGGCTGCCATTTCAGACTCCGAAAGGCTGCATGCGCACGCGCATCATGCCCCGCATGTTTCCAAGGTTTGCCCGAGCGCGGCGCTCAGCGATGTTATAGGTGTACTGCCGGGCGTGATAGCTCGCCAGCTCCCGGTCGGACCAGTTCGTATTCGGTAGCACCAGCAGGTGCTGCAGGGCGCCGTGCATGATCGTTTCTTCAAGGTCGTCGAAGATGACCTCATCCATCGCTGTAGCCGTCTTTTTGGGCTTGAGCGCGAGGAACATGCGCACTTCGTAGGTCCGGTCGCCATCAGGTAGAGGAAGCACAATGTACTTGTCAGGAGATAGCTGACACACCGCCTGCGGCGTGCTTGCATCCGCAACGACCGACTCGGGCAGCACGAACTGGGAGCCGCCGTTGAACAGCTCCTCGTTGTAGTCGAAGGAGTTGTAGGTGCCCGGAGGGGTCTCGCTCCAGAGCACGGAGGCAGGCTGACCGCTGTACAGGTCAGCCCACTGGGGGAAGCGACGAATCGCCTCCTCAAGCACCAGACGGTCCAGGGGCAGGTCGTTGACCAGCATTTCAAACATCACATGGACATCGGTGTTGTCGGGCTTGTTGTAGAGGTACTCATGCACGCCGGGCAGCAGATTGTACTTGGGCACGAGATAGCGCCAAGCCAGGGTGCGCTCGCAGGTGCGGATCGCCGCATCGCGGATGTAGTTAAAAATTGTAGGCTGCGGGCAGCCGGGGACGCTGGCGTTCACCCGAGGGACAAGCGTCGTGAAGTCACGGTCGGCCATTAGACCACCTCATTCGCCCGCATAGCCCCTTCTTCCGTATCGGTCACGGAGCGGGCCTGTAGCGAAGCGCCTAGCGTAGCAAGGAAGGAATCTTGGAAGAGCTTGGCCCGTCCAGAATTAACGTGCTCATCGTCCACAGATTCCGCCAGATAGACCGTCCCATCGACCACAGCGGTGAAGAACGCGTCCGGCAGCAGGTCAATCGTGTCGTTCAGGGCGTAGTCCGGCGGGGTCTGGGCATACTCACCAACCAGCACGATGCCCACCGTGGGG